TTCGAGGCCGCGCAGGCCGGCGTCGGAGCCCTTGCGGAAGAACCGATCGAAGGCAGCGGCATGCTCGCGCCGGTCCGGGTCATCCTTACCCTTGCCGCCAGTGCCGAGATTGGTCGCGGCCAGCGAGCGGTTGACTTCGTCGATTGCCTTCTGGAGATCTCCGATTTCGCTGTTGATGCGGTCAACCTTCTCGGTGGTAACGACATCGGCGAACTTCTTGTCGATACCCTTCAACTCCTCTTCGCGCGCCGCCTTGAACTCGGCGAACGTCTTCTGGAGTTCCGTCAGGATCTCGGCGGCGTTCGGACCTTCGGCGCGCACGCTGCGGACGCCGCGAACCAGCGGATAGCTATAAGCGTTCATGCTGTTCCCTTTCAGGATTTCATGGAGTGGATCAGGGCCTTAAGACCCTCGTTCAAGTCCGCGCCAGCGGTGCGCATGGCGGTGCCGGTAGCGTTGCGCGTGCCGGCAGCTTCCGCGAAGAGGCGCCGCCGCTCCGAGCGAGGCATCTCCTTTGCAAGAATTCCATCTATGCGGCGTTTTGCCGCGATCTCCGGCCGCACTGATGCCGAAGCATCCGGCGCAGCATCGTCGGTCAGGCCATCGGCAAAGCCCTTGTCGACAGCTTGTTTGGCCGTCATCCACGTGCCGTCCGCTGCCTTGCCGTCGCCATCCATCATGGCGGCTATGGATTTGTCGTCGAGGCCGGTACGGGCCGAATAGATCTCCACCATCGAAGAGTCGAAGGTGGTGAAAAGGTCGAGAGCCGCCTTGAAGTCGTGCTTGTTGCCGATGGCGACGCCCCAGGCATTGTGGATCATCATCTGTGACCCGATGCCCATCAGGATTTCGTCGCCCGCCATGGCGATCACCGAGGCGGCCGATGCGGCGTAGCCCATCACCTTGACAGTGACCTTGGCGGGGTGCTCCCGCAACATGTTGTAGATGGCGATACCTTCGAACATGTCGCCGCCGGGCGAGTTGATCGCAACCGTCACCGGATTGGAACCGATCGCCCGAAGCGCCCCGGACATGCGCTTTGCCGTGAAGCCGCCGCCGGTCCACCAGTCCTCACCGATCACGTCGTAGATGGAGATGATGTTGGGGTCGTTGGCATCAGCTGCATGAGGCCCTTCGGCCCAGAGGCCGAGGGCGTCGGACGGCGCCTCGCCATTATAGAATTTTGGCCGCTGCGGCGCCCGCGCCTGCGGCAGGTTACGGAGAGACATTGCCGTCTCCTTTCTGGTTGGTCGTCTTTTGCGCCTGTTGGATCGGCAGCGCGTCGCCACCATCCACCGGAGGAAAGCCGGTCGATCGCCGTACATCGTTGGCGGTAAGCCACCCGCCGGCGCCGCCCGAGCCTCGCGCTTTCGAGAAGAATTCCGCCTGGTCCTTCATCGCTCCGCGGAGAAGTTCGGTCTCGTCAAAGTCAAGGGATAGCGTGCGCCGTTCGTCGTCGCTAAGGCAGATCAGCGCCAGCGCCTCTTCCCAACACTTGAACCAAGGTGCCAGGGCACCATGCACAAATAGTGTGGCAAGCTGCTCGATGCCGGAGCCCCACGCCGTTTCATCGACCATCAGCAGCGGGCGCGGAATATCGAAGAAACGCGCAATCTCTTCCACCTGGTGGCTGCGCTCCTCAAGGTGTTGAGAGTCCGCAGCCGTATCTCCCATTGAAGAAACATCACCACCGTCATCGGTGATCATCCACTTGCCGGCGTTCTCGGCGCCTGAATAGTGTTCCTCGATATCCGCGCGGATCTCCGCCCGCTTCTCTTTACTCAGCTTCTGAGCGAACTTGACATAGCGTCCCGAAAGGACGCCTTGCCGAAACAGGCGCGCCGCAGCTTCTTCCAGCTTTGATGACAGCCCGATCGCCTCGCGCGCCAGGTCGACGCGGGAAAGACCTTCAACGGCATCGAGCGAAATATCTCGAAGATGCAGAATTTCGCCCTGCCGGTAGATACGCTGTGCGCCGGCCTTTCTGGTAACGCGATATTCCACCGTCAAATCGTCATTCTGCTCGACATCGACTCGTCTCGGATCAATCGGTAGGAAGCCTATGACCTGGCCGCGCGAGCGAACCGGAACCGCATAGGCATTGCCATAGATCAGCAACCACACCTGCAACTGCCGCCGAAAATCAAAGCCGCTCTGCCAGCCGTTCGGCTTGGCAAGAGCCAGGGCGAGTGGATGATCCGGCCGGTTGCGCCGCACATCCTGGCCGGCCCGTTCGACGACGTTGAGCGGCAGCATCGCCATGCTGTTGGCGGTCAGATTTACAGCCCGGAACACCGCCGAGTTTCGCAGCGCCGAAAGGGCCGTAACTCGCGCTCCGGAGGCCGTCTCGACGCCGAACCGCAGATACTGCTCCAGTTCGGCCGGGCTGCTGATGACGACGCCGCCATCGTTAGCCGCGAACGCCGGCACCGCCGGAAGTGTCGCGTTCTGCTTCCGCCCAAAACCAAACAAGCGCATGGTGTTCCTCAAACTATTCCAAGCCACGGATCGCTATCGGCCTCGCCGGTTTTTGCGAGCCCAGTCGCCATGATCAGCGACACAACGGGGTCGATCTTCTCAGCCGATTTCCGCTTGCTCGGCTTGATGTTGCCAGCGTCATCCTGCGCATAGCGCACGTTCTGGATTGCCCATCGCATGACCGGGTGCCCGCCGGCATCGTAAAGACCAGACATCGCCAGCACCTCGAATTCCTTCGAGGGCTGCGACATGGAGAAATACCCCTGCCCGAAGGGCACGACCGGCAACCCCGCCTCGGAGAGGTAAACGCCCGTCTCGTACCCCTGAAACAGTCTGTCGACGGCCAATGACTGGATATCGTAAGCCTCGCCGTCCTCGATCACCTGCCGCCGGATCTCCGAGTAGTCGACGGCGTTGCCGTCCGTCTGCGAGATAGCGCCGACCGCAACCCATTTGTCATACGGCACGCGATCGTCACGCGACCGCTTCTCGATCGAGGCCGCCGGCACCCAAAGCCGGGGTAGCACCGTCCATTGTGTCTCGTCGCCTTCCGGCGGGAAAAGCAACACCCAAGCCGTCAGGTCGCTCGTCGATGACAGGTCGAGACCGCCAAAACACTTCCGACCGCGCATTTCCTCGGCGATCCGCCGCCACCGTGTCTTGTCCGGTGCGCCGGCATCCCACCGATCGAGCGGGATCCAGTGAGCAGCGACACCCACCCACTGGTTAAGGTAGTAGCGCCGAAAATCCGCTTCGAGGCGAGGATTGCCCTTGCTCTTGGTCCAAAGATCGCGAACGAAACGCAGCGTCGGCGAAACACCAAGGTTCGGGCTGGCCTTCCTCCATGTTGTTTCGGCGGCGGGGTCATCCTCCGGATCGGCAGCGAACACGACAACGAGTTCGTCGATTGCCGATACCTCGCCATCCCGCTTGCGCAGGCACTCCGAGAACAATTCCTCGCCGAAGTTTCCTTTCAGGCCCGCCGTTGACGCGAGCAGCGTCATCGGCTGATCGCGGCCCGACATCGATCCGGTCAGCGTCGAGAACAATGCTCCATCACGCCACTCATGCACCTCGTCCCCGCACAACACGGAGGCGTTAAGGCCGTGTTTGCCTTCAGCCTTGCCGGTCAGCGGCAGGAACTTGGCGAGCAACTCAGCGCAGAACAGCGAACCGGATAGAGTTTGTACCTTGCGGCGCAGCGGTTTGGACATCTGCACCATGCGCGTCATCTTTTCGAAGACGATACGCGCCTGATCCTCACTCGACGCGAAGGCGTAGCCCTCGCCGCCAAATTCCCCATCGAGCAACCAGAACAGGATCGCGAGCGCGGCCAGAAATTCCGTCTTGCCATTCTTTCTGGCGATCCACAGCCAGAGTGTTCGATAAAGCCGCGTCCCGTCCGACAGCTTCCACCCAACCAACAGCCGCACGGTCGCGGACTGCCATGAGGTCAGTACGAACGGCTGGCCGCCCCAGCGGCCGACCGTGAACACGAACCATTTCGGCCACATGCCGATTACCCGGTCGGCTAGCGCTGCGTCGAACCATGCCCCGTCGACTGCAGCCGACTTGTCCCACTCAAACCCGACGAAGTCGAAGCCGTCCGCGATGGCATCGGCCACCCACTGCGGGCGGTCAGTTCGGCAGTCCGGAGCCTCCGGTTGATCGGCCGAAGCCAATGATGTCATTGTCGTCATCGATCTCCGCCGGAGGCGTTGGTGCAGCCGGTTCGGCGGTCTGATCCGCCTTGTCCGTCTTGGTCGCCCGGTCGAACAGTCCGCCGAAACTTGGCAGGGCGTTCATGTCCCGCATGATCGCCATCCGGTAGCGCGGGTTGAGGCCAAACCGATCCTCAAGGTCGATCATCCGTTTTTCGGCCAGCTCGCGGGCCTTCACCGCCGGGTGCAACCGAACCATGTCGTCGCCAGCCGTTGTCTTCACCACCTGCGTCCGGCCCTCTTTCTGGATCGTCTTCGACAGGTCGATCCAGTCGGCGACGTGGACGCAATACCGAGCGAACGCCTCGAAGTCGGTCGGCGCCATGATGTTCGATCGGATCAGCTCGGGTGCGATCCGTTCCCACACACCTCGCGCCGCCGAAAACTCACGCGCTTTCAGCATGGCCGGCAAGGTTGCATCTACAGGCTTCACCGCACGCTTCGGCGTTGCTACCGTCGCCGCTTTCGACTTGCGACGGCCGGGATTGCCCATTGCTTCCTGCAGTCCGGCCGGTTGCTTCCGCCTACCCATCCGTTCACCGCCTCAACAAAAAAATCCTGGAAATTTTGCGCCCGAAAACAAGTGCCTGACCCACCGGTCCCGGGCCCAGGGTCAGGGACTTTTCGTACCCCCCCCACGTCCATCTCCACTGCTGTGGAACACTTGCTTCACAGCCTGTCGCGCCGCTCCTGCGACTGTTTGTCGCGGTCATGATGTGGCTTGCAGAGGGCCTGCCAGTTGCTCTGGTCCCAGAACAGCGATTGGTCGCCGCGATGGGGAATGATGTGGTCAATGACAGTTGCCGGTTCGATCCGTCCACTGCTCTCGCACATGACGCAAAGCGGATGAGATTGGAGGTAGGTCCTTCTGGCCTTGTCCCATCGGCTATCATAGCCACGATCACGGGCGGAGCCGCGCCGAGCATCCTCATCACGACGGCGCTCGTTATCTGTACGAGCACCGGCAGGACGATAGACCGGGGGGAGAGAAGGCAACGCCACCTCCAAACAAAAAGCCGGGCTGGTGAGGACCAACCCGGCTTGCCGCCCGCAGGCGGAATCTTTCAATATGGCGAAAACTGCTCGTCTTTCCCGCAGATGTCAAGCGACGCCGATTGGCGGACGCATGGCCTTGGGGACAAACATGTCGCCAACGACTTCAAGCGCATCCCTCAAACGGCGACCAACGTTTTCTGTCGTCGCCCTATCCGCCTTGCCGTTCAGTAGCTTGACGGTCGGCCACTTCCTCGCCACCTCCTCGATGGTGTGTCCTTTGACACAAATGGCGACGATGATGGACCAGTCAGGTTGTCCAATGTAGGTGGCAACCATGGCCAGTTCGGTCTTGGCGCCAAGGATCGAATCAGCCGGGCCGTCGTATGGCCGCGCCGACGTATCAACCTTGATCCTACGATAGTCGATCGCTGAATCGCCGCTGGCCTCCGCCGCTTCGGACAGAGAGACGATATATCCGGACGCCACCACAGCGAGGCGCGACAACCCACCCCGCTCGGGCGCCTTGGCGGCAAGACGACGAATGGTCTCTGATGCCCGCACTTCGACCCGATCCGTCTGGCCAGGCTTGACGGCCCAAGGCGCGGAAACCGTAACTTCGATTCGATCGTTGATCACCGCCGCTTCCCCTTGTTTTCCCGCGTCTTTTGTTGCTTTCGCATGTTTCTTGATCATTGCGCCGCCTCCGCCGCCGATCCTTCCGGAGGCGTTGCCGAGGGCATCC